TTCAGCGGTAATTCCAAATTTAGTAAAATTTATTGTAGTATCATTTATATAACTTTTTAATTCATTTGATTCATCTTTTAATAATCCAAATGATTTTGCGGTTTTAACAAACGCACCGTTAATATCATCAAATGCTTTATATAATGTAGTAAATAAAGTCTTTAAATATATGGTTGTTACTCCTAACAACACCATTGTTCCAAGACTCACATTTTGAAATGCTTTTTCTAAATTTGGCAGTTTAGCAAGAATTCCAAATAAACCTTTGAATTGATTAAAACCAAAGGTATTTTCTATGGTTATTTTTATATCTTCAAGTTTTCTTTTTTGTTCTTCAAGTGCTCTGTTTTGTTTGAGCATTGTATCATATGATTCAATTTCTGATTTTAAATTTTGTCTTAAAGATGATAATCTTAAATTTAAATTCTCAATGAATTGTTGATAATAATCAATGGTTTCGGCGCCCTCACTTTTAATATGTGTTTCTAAATCTAATAACTCTTTTTTATTTTTTATATATTCATTTAAAAGATCTGATATTTTATTTTCTAGATTTCTCTTTTCAGTAAGTTTACTTAGCAGATCATTTTCTTGTGCTATATTTCTTGATAAATCTGTGGTACCAATTATGTCTTTTATATCTTCATAAGAAGATGCTAGTTCTTTTACAAGATCTTTTCCAATTGAGAGTTCATTGTTTACTTTCTTAAAACCCTCAACTTCATCACGAATTAGTTTTTTAATTGATGCTGCAAAACTTTCCAGTTTATCATTAGCAACTCCTAATTCTTTTCCAAAATCTTTTAAATCTTTTGTATCTGCCATAATCTATGAATATAAATATAAAATAATTTAATAATTCATTATTTTACTTATGCATAGACGGACCTTTCATAGAAGTTTTTGGTGAAGATTTGGATGATTTTTCTGCTTGTTCAGATTCTTTTTCTTTTTGAGAAATCAATTGATTTGTATAAAATATGCGTAAATATACAGGCAATTTGTATACAATATCTTGATTAAATGCTCCTTGACTATGATAGGCAAGGAGAAATATTTGTTCATGAAGTCTAACTTTATCTTCCGGAGTCAGGCCAAAAAAACTGTACCGTTAGCGGTACACCTATCCTTTCTTCATGATTACATTGTTCACATTTAAAATCAAAGTTAAGATCCACATCTGGTGTTCTCTCTTTAATTATCTTTCTTAATTCGAAACTATCTCTAGATGTTAATTCATTATCAACAAACTTTTTAACTTCAACTTTGTCATTATTACCATTAATAGCAATAATAGTATATTTCAATCTGGTGGTAACTTCAGAAGTATTGCCTGTTTTAATTTTCTGCAACATCTTTAGTTCATTGTCAATTTGTTTTTCATCTCCTGATGTTAATAACTTGCATGTTACAGTCTTTTTACAATAAGGAAGTTCAACGTCAAATTGATTTGATCCTGGCGGATATTTTGATACATCTATATCTTTATACTTCAATTCACCCAAATTGAATGTACATTCATTGTTTTCTCTACAAGATGGACATTTGATTTGAAGTGGACCGTAACTATCACCATATGCAAATCTTCTAGTAGCTACAAATACTGCGTTTTTATCTCCTAGTAATAAATCATCTAATTTTATATTTTTATCTACTATAAGAGATTCAATTAATTTATCCAATACAATACCTTTTTTAATATAGTTTTGATTAGTAAGAATATCTTCTTCTTTTGCCGTCATTACTTTTAAATTAATAGTACCACCACTTAATGGACTGGAACTTTCATAAAAATGTCCTTGACTAGGCAAATCAACTACTTCAGATGGATATGTAGTTTCTTGTTTAGGTTGATAAACATTTGATACAAATTGATTAGCTGGTTTTGTAATTGGAATAGTGTATTCGTCCATAAATTATAACTTTCAGTATACCAATATATAGTACCAAGTTATAATTTTTATTTTATTTAATTTAAGACGATTGTACTTGTTTTTGAGCAGCTTTAACCAAATCATCTTTTGATTTAACTGTATCTTTAGCTTTTGTAAATTCTTCACCAGCTTTTTTCTTTTCTTCTGGCGATTTAGCCATTTTTTGTTTTGCAGTAGCTAATTTTAACTTATCTTGAGCATCTCTTTTTTCAATCTGTCTCTGTTGATATAATGCTAAATTAGTTTTTTTAGTGGCTTGTTTTATTTTAGCATCATCTTCACTTAGAATTTCGTTAATAATACGGGAAATGTATTCCTTGATCTTTTTTTTGGATGACATCATACCTTGTTTTACTGCGTCAAATAATTCTTTTGCTAATTGTGGATTATTTGGAACAGTTCCTTTAAAGGATTCAAAGTCGTTATTCTTTACAAATTCTCTAGCCATACTAGCACTTACACCTTCAACTCCTTCTGCACCGTCTTCTCTTTCACCACTACTTACTATATTTAAAGTATTAAATCTAGGTGTTTTATCCATTCCGTTCCAAGTATTAAGCAACTTTGTAAATTCTGGAACTCTATCACTACCACAAACAAAAGTAGCATCAGTATAACCATTTGCTTTTAATTTATCTGCTGCTTGCAGTACATTTTTAATAGTAATATCATATACAATTTTATCTTGTATGTCTGGAAATAGTTTCTTTAAGAAATTTACTTTGGTTTGATAATCAAGTGGATTTTTATCAGGATCTTGTGATTGACTTGTAAAAATATAAAAATCACCACCATCCGCAGCATCTACTACAGTATCAATTAATTTTTTATGTCCTATTGTAGGAGGATTAAATCTACCAAATGCAAATGCTACGTGTTTCTTCATATACTATAAATATTCAAGTATAAATAAAAAATCCCGAATCTTTTGGATCCGGGATTTAAAAGGAATTGTTTTAAATAAATTAGTATTGAAGAATTGCGTAATCAATTGCTAAAGTTAAACTGATTGTCATAGCTTCACCGCTATCACCCCAATCTAATTCACCGAAATCTGCACTTGTAATAAACGCACCTTTAAGTGTCCATTCTTCTACTTTATCACCTACAGGTCCAAGAACGTTTACTGTTAAATCCTTCTTGTAGAAATCACTATATCCATCACGACCAGTAACNNCCATTACTGCTTGAGCACCAGATGGTACAATTGGATCATAAAGTTCCATACTTACATCATCCCAAGTAGTTTTACCTTTATAGTATCTTTGAATGTTGATGTGGTCAAGTGTCTTTTTTTCACTTTTTGGTGATGGTCTCTTGCATTTCTTAATTAAGAAACTTGGAATACCGTCACAATACAAAATGAACCTATTTTTAACTTTTGGTTCAAATGTTGTAAAGAAAATTTCGTTGCTATTTAATAGGTCTGCCATAATTGTTTATTCCTTTAGTTATAAATATAATAATAAATTAAAATATGTTGACAATTTTTAAATTATTTGTATAATTTGCTTAGCGCAACAAGCGCATAATTAAGTTTTAATTGTTTAAACTTTGCGCTTTATCATACAAATTATTAATTTCTGTTTTTAATTTCTCAATATAGTTTCTGCTGCGCAATATCTTAAATACTAAGTTCTCTGTGCTTAATTCTCCTGATTTATCTAAACCTGATTGACGCATGTCATAAACATCTTTAATTATAGTCTTAAGCTTTTCAATATCTTGCGCTTTAATACCTGAATTAATCTTCCTGACATAATCATTATATTTTTGTTGAATTTTTTCTTTATCAATTAGAACATTTTCTTTTTGCGGTTCAGTTAACCATTTATCTTCCATTAAACTATATACTCCTGATGACCTATTTTCTTTGGTAATATCTTGAATATATACCTCAACATTATGTCCTTTTAAATGAATATCATGTTCATCATTCCATTTTGATTTTAACGCATTTACTAATTTTTCAACAAGTTCTACATTTTCATCTACATCTTTAAAATCTATTACAACATGAACGTCAAAATCACTTGTATCAGTCCAATTAAAATTAGCTAAACTACCCACAAATAATATATCTTTTAAAGGCGCATCAGTTTCGGTATCAGCGTAAAAATCTTTTCCTATTTGCAACAACTTTTCTTTAATTTCAGGTTTTAATTTTAATCCGTCCCAAATATTTGGATTTAAAATGTCGTTATATATTCTTACTTTCATATTTTAATTTTCGCCTTTAATTCATCAATTGCTTGTTGAGCATTTGTAAATATAATACCAGTTCCACCTGCAGCAATAAATGCTTCTACATTAGGTGATAAATCGTCTATTAATATACTATTTGGTGTTGCGTATTTAGCCTTTCCTTTTCCAGAATCACTAAATATAATACTTTTTGGTCCTGACCAATGTGTTTGTAACCATTTTCTTTTACCTGATTCTATGTTTTTTATATATTCAACTGCTTGTTGTCTAGGATTATTTCTTAATATTTGAGCCGCACTTGTACTAGTCAAAAATTTCAATTTAAAACGTCCATCTGATGAAATATTTGTTAATTCTTTCTTAAAAACATCAAACCCAGACATTGGTTCCATAGTTGACCAAAATTTTTCTCCATCTTCTAAAATTACTTTCCAAAATTCTTGTGTACCTTCATTGGCTTCAAATTCCTTCGATGGTATATTTGTTAATTTTTCAAATTGTCTATCAAAGTCACATAGAACTCCATCCATATCGCAATAAATTATTATTTCAACATTGTTTTCCAATAAATTTGCGTCAAA